TTCGTTGATTGGAGATATTGCTTTATGGTTCAATCCAATATTTTTAGCACGATTGATAATATATGGTAAATCATATTGACTTGAATACCAACCTGTTAGAACATCGACGTGAGACAATCTAACGAAGTCCATAAATGAAGCTAACATAGTTTGTTCATCACTGAAGAATGAATAGTTGATACCATCTTTACTTATGAGCTTTGGTTCTGTGTAATCTTTAGTCTTTTCAGGATTCCATGAGAAGACGAAGTATTCTTTATCAAGTGTTGAATAACCAACAATTGCTGTTATAGGTTGACGTGCAGCATCTGGCATATTACCATCAGGATCATCTGCGTCATACCATGTTTCAATATCGAAGAACATAATGTTACGATAAGTAGACCATTCTAACTTATTGTCTAGTATGTACTTTTGTTCTGGAAGAATATCTGCTTCGAATATTCTTTCTGGTTTTGCTTTTACCAATTGATTCTTAGCTTTTATAGAACGATAAAAAACTTTGACAACGTCTTTACCGTATAAACTTGGATACGACTTACCTTCTTCTACTCTGAATCCATATTGAGCAACATCTTTTATGTGTTCTTTATCATAATAAAAGTAATCTTCATACAACACTTTCTTACTGACTGGTGTGTTGTTTTCATCATAGCCAAACAGACTAAGATTCCACTTACCTTTATTGAACTTAGAACAGACTCTTGATAATTTCATTATAACCTCATTGATTTATTAGAATCTAAACGATTCAGAATTAAAAGTACATGCTTTTTTTATTTTTTTATACACCTGTTGAACCAAATCCACCATCACCTCTTGTTGATTCTTCAGAAAATAACTCTCCATCTTCAACTTCTTCAACACCATCATAAAACATTGGAACCAAAATAAACTGCATAATCTTTTCACCAGCTTTTATTTCTTGTGGTACTTGACTAAGATTGATAACATGAATATGCAATTCACCTTGATAACCTTCGTCTACAACACATGCTCCACCTAATAACTGCCTTTTTACTGCAACACCAGATTTGTTAAATGCAATCAATGCATGATTGTCTGGAACATTAACTCTAACACCTGACGGTATCAATATTCCTTCGTTCTTTCCTAACCACTTACCTTCAAAATCATTAGGAACAAAAAAGTCAATACCTGCATCATTAGCATTTGCTCGCTGTGGAAGTTTGACATCTCTTATTCTACTTACTTTCATTGGATTGTTCTCCTAATTCAACTTGCTTTTCTGTATCTTTATAACCGAATTCGTCAACATAGTTATCGAGAGCACCTAAGTATGCACATGCATCTAATAGATTGTCTCGTTTATATGAATATGAATGACGACTTAACTTAAGAGCAACCATAGCAGCGTATATGTCAGAACCAGTAAACTCTTTACCAGTCATACCAGTTGCTATCATAGCAGCACGACGCATACCTTCAGAGAAAGGACCATACATTCTTTCTTTCTCTTCTGATCTATCGTTTATGATGCTATCTGCTTGTTGCAATATTGATTGTTTTTTAGCCATTTGGAACCTCTTCTAATAACATTTTTGATAACTCTAAAGATTTTTCTTTTATTTCGTCTTTTGACATAGAAACTCGGGGAAGATAGAGTTCCTTTGATAATATATATTGTAATGTAACGTGAGAATGCAATTTAATTTTAGGTAATTCCTTTTTGTAATATACAGCTGCATCATTCTTAATTATCTTATTTGCCATGTCGTAATGTCTTTCGTATATGTGCATACTACCTGCATGGTGATGATATTCACCCAATTCTACATTAACACCTAAATTTTTTAGATCATTGCACATCAACTGATGAAACAGTGAAAACGTAAATATATCATTACAAAAACCATAAACGACATCGTTAGATCTCATATACACACCCATATCCAATCTATTGTTGCGAATAAAAAATTGAATGTA